AATCAGGGAGTGGCACTCGGCAAAGATTGATGGGGCCACCCGCGGTATTCGATGCGCGGCTAAGAATGGGTCATGGTGGTGTAGTCGGGATGCGGGACACTATGGCGCGCATGAGAGCCGGAATCCCGATGGCCGCGGCTTGGTGGCATGGTGGAATGAGGAATACTTCCGGCCCGAGGAGATAGGCCATGGCATGGACCAATAGGCTAGCCAAACTCCTCTTGCGGGACGCCCTCCCGCCGACCCCGCCACTCCACCTCATCCACTTTGGGACCGTGGGCGGGGTCTCCCCCTATGGGGTCACCGAGGAGTCCGCCCTCGGTCTCTCCGCGGTCAATCGGTGCGTAAGCATCATTGCCGGCGGCTTGGGCATCCTCACATGGGGGGAGTGGCGGGGGACCTTGGAACTCCCGCCCTCCCGCTTGGTCCTCCGTCCCATGGAGGCCATGACCCGCCGGGAGTGGACGTGGCGAGTGGCGGCCACCATGGCCCTCCATAACACTTGCCACCTCTGGGCGGTCGGAGGCCGGGACCGGGAGGGTATCCCCCTCTCGCTCATTCCGGTCCCGCCCAATCAAATCTCCGCCGTGGGTGGGGTGGATACCTTCGGGGTCACCACCCCGGCCTATTACCGGGTCGGCCGGACTACCGAGGTAGACCCCGCCGATATCTACATCCTCCGCCGCTCCGCCTTTCCCATGGTCCCCGATAACTTGGCCGGCCTCATCCGCGTGGCCCGCATGGGCCTCGCCACCGCCCTCTCCGCCGAGGGCTACGCCTCCCGCTACTGGCAGAGCGGCGGGGCGCCCACCACCGTCATAAGTACCGAGGCCGAACTCACGGGCACCCAAGCCGATGAGATAGCCGGCCGGTGGCGGGACCGCCGCGCCCAAGGCCCCGACTATCCGGCCGTATTCGGCAAGGGCGCCAAGGCCCAAGAGTGGGGCGCCAACCCCACCGAGCAATCCGCCGTGGAGTCCCGCCGGGAATTGGTGGCCGATGTAGGCCGCTTCTTTGGGGTCGGCACCGCCCTCCTCAATGCCCCCGCCGGGGACCCCACCACCTACCGGACTACCGAGAGTGAGGGCCTAGCCTTTATCCGCTTCACCCTCGGGGACTACATCGGCGCCATAGAGGACCTCATATCGGACCTCTTGCCCGGGGTCCGGCGCATGGTCATGGACCCCACCCCCTTGACCCGCGGGGAGCAATACACCCGCTATCAGGCATGGCAATTGGCCCTCTCCGGGGAACGCCCATGGCTAACCGTAGAGGAGGTCCGAGCGGCCGAGGGATATGGACCATTGGAGCCGGCCGGCGCATCATTGCCGGAGCCGGCGCCCGAGGAGGTAGAGGTACTCAATGAGTGACCCAAGGTGGACCGTCACCGATGCGGTAGTCCGGGCCGAGGATGCGGCCGAACCCAATCACGGCCCCATCATTGAGGGCATGGCCGTCCCCTATGGCCATGTGTGGGATAGCCCCTCCGGCTATCAAGAGACCTTTATGGCGGGCGCTTTCCGTGAGGAGGTAGCCCGGTGGATGAGCCGGGAGGACGGCGCCCGCCTCCCATTCCTCACCGACCATAGCCCCGGCCAACCCCGAATTTTCCTCGGTGGGGTCACCGACCTTACCGACACCCCCGAGGGGGTCCGCTTTCGGGCGGAACTCCTCGACACCCCCGCCGCGCATGACTACGCCGCCCAAGTGAGGGCCGGCGCCAATGGCACCTCGGTCGAGTTTGTCCCCATCAAGTCAGGGAAAACCCGGGGCGGTGTTATGGTCCATAAGCAAGCCCGGTTGGCCGCCATTGCCGGCGCCTTGACCCCGGCTTATGACGCGGCCCGCGTGGCCGCTAGGAGTGAGGTAGCAATGGACACCCGCGAAACCCCAGAGCCGGAGCCAATCCCCGAGGCGGAGCCAACCCCCCAGACCGAGCCGGAGGTCACGAGCCTCCGCGCCGCCCGCCGGGACGCGGAAGGGGAGGCCCTCCGAACCGTGACCCCGGTCAAGGTCACCCGGCCGGAACTTATCTACGGCCCCCGGTCGGAGCATGGCTTCCTCTCCGATGCCTACGCCGCATGGCGCGGGGATACGGGCGCCCATGAGCGCCAAGAGCGCCACTACGCCCTACTCCATGAGACCGTCCTAGAGGTCTATGGCCGCGCGGGGGATGTCCTCTCCTCGGAGATTGGGGGGTCCTATCCCTCGGAGACCATGCCCGGCCTCATTACCGAGCGCATTCTCAAGGCCCGGCCCATGGGGTCCTTTTATGACCGCTTTGCGATTACCGATGCAAGGCCGCGTATCTACCCCAAGGTGACCACCTCCACCACCGTCAGTGTCCAGAGCGCCGAGGGTGTGAATCCGGCGGCCTCGGACTTTGGCACCACCGCCACCACGATTACCCCGCTCCTCTATGGCGGGGAGACCTCGGTATCGCGGCAGACCTTGGATGGGTCGAACCCCGAGGCGGAGACCATGATTCTCAATGACCTCATGGAGGCCTACGCCCAGACCACGGAGACCGCCATAAAGACGGTAGTGGAGGCCGGTTCGGCGGACTTGGCGGTAACCCTGACCGCGGCTACGCCTCACGCGGGGGTGGTGGATATGATTATCCAACACCAAGCCCAGAGGTTCCTACCCGCTCAGGGTGTATTCCTCTCCCCCACCCTCTTTGCCAATGCCCTAAAGCAGGCCGATAGCGCCGGGCGCCTCTTGGTCCCATGGCAGGGCGGGACCAATGCCGCCGGGGAGCAGGGGGACGCGGCCTCCGGCGCCTCAATCCTCGGCGTACCTCTGTTCCTCTCATGGGCCTCCACCGATGGCACCGCGGGAGTGGGCGGGGTGGCCATTGCCGGCAAGCGGAGTGACTTCGTAATCTTTGAGTCCGCCATTGCCCGCTTTTCCTTTGACCAAGGAGCCGGCGCCCCGGCCTCCATTCGGGTCGGCCTCTGGGCCTACTTGGCCACTGGCGCGCGGCGGGGGAGCCTCAAGGAAACCGCGGTCTAGGAGGCCACCGAGTGGCCCTCCTCACCGAGATAGTCACGGCCGCCGAGGTCGCCGCCCATGTGGGCGGGGACCCGGCGGACCCGTGGGTAATCAGTAGCGCGGCGGCCGCAAACGGGGCGGTCCTACGCTACTTGGGACGGGAGTATGAGGACGGCGCGGGACCACCCCATGACCCTCCTTATCTCCCGCTCCCCGAGGAGGTCCATGCCGCCACCATGACCGCCGCCGCCGACCTCTACCATCGGCGCCAAGCCCCGTTGGGTATTAGTAGCGCCCTTGACTTGGCCGGCGTCCCCCTCCGCGTCACCCGCGATTGGCTAGCCGGAGTGACCCCCGCCCTCGACCGCTATCGGGACCACCGCCAAGGTTTGGCCTAGCCATGGCCACCGCCCTTGGTACCGCCCGGGCGAGTCTGGGCGCCACCCTCACCGGCCTTGGTATCAATCTCCGCAAGTCTCCCTCCGAGGGCCATATCTCCCCGCCCGCCGCCATCGTGGTCCCCGCCCCGGAGTGGGTGGTGGCCAATGCCCAATTGGGCGGAAGCATCATCCATAGCCGGGTCGGCTTCCGGGTCCTCCTCATTACCGGCAAGGTGGCCGCCGAGGCCTCATTGGTGGACCTTGAGGGCCTAGTCGAAACCGTCCTCTTGGAGGTGACCAAGGGGGAGGCCGGCCAATGGGTCATTGGCACCGTGAGCGGCCCCGCCGCCTTGACCGTGGCCGGGACCGAGTACCTCTCCGCCGCCATTACACTTACCCGGAACCTCTCCATAGCCCAACCCTAGGAGGCACCCATGGCCGTCATTGCCGCCGACCCGCTCATCATGACCGCGGTCAAATTCACCTTGGCCGACCCGGTGACCCCGGCCACAACCTATGACTATGAGTGTCATGTATCAAGTGTCATGCTCCAACCCTCGCAGGAGATAATCGAGTACGCCACTCTTTGCCCGGAGGGGAGTTTCACGGCCCTTGGCAAGGAGAGTTTTCAAGTAGAGGTCACGGCCATCCAAGATTGGTCCGCCGATGGCCTGACCCGATTCCTGTGGGTCAACGCCGGCAAGGCCTCGACCATGACCTTTCAACCCGGTGGCGCGCTAGCGGTCGGCGCCGACAATCCGGCGTGGGTCTGTGAGGTGACTTTGCCCCGGCCTCCGGTGGGTGGGGATGTCAATACCTTTGCCGAGGCCGAACTCATTTTCCCGGTGACCGGGACCCCCACTCTTGATGTCGCCCCCTAATGGCCGCCAAGGCCAAGC